TGTCATCACCTCCGCCAAGAAGCGCGAAAGCCTTGACTGGGACCAGGAATTCGTCCGTTACGGCGTCGGAACCCGCGCCGAGGCCACTGTGGCAGGAGTACTTCATGTCGACAGTTGGAACAACATTGGTAAGTACGCCGAAATCGAAGATAGCTTTTTCATTTTTGACGAACAGCGTCTGGTTGGTGGCGGAAAATGGGTCAAATCGTTCCTGAAGATCGCCAAGAACAACCACTGGATCATGCTCTCGGCGACACCAGGGGACACGTGGCTCGATTACATCCCCGTATTTATCGCCAACGGCTTCTACAAGAACCGGACAGAGTTTAAGCGCGAGCACGTCGTCTATGCTTCGTACGTGAAATTCCCCAAAGTCGACCGTTATCTGGGTGTCAATCGTCTGAACCGCTTGCGAAATCAGATATTGGTTCACATGCCTTATCCGAAGCTGACGGTACGGCACTCGAGGACGAGAATTGTAGACTATAACGAAGAATTGTTACGGTATGTGGTCAAGAAACGTTGGCATATTTATCAAAACCGGCCGATTCGCGATATTACCGAGCTCTGGGTGGTAATGAGAAGAGTGATCAACAGCGATCCTTCACGTCTTCGGGAGCTCAGAGACATTCTAAGCCTTCATCCCAAGTTAGTGGTATTCTACAACTTCGACTACGAATTGGACATTCTACGGCGCTTACAGGACGTTACAGCGGTATCTGAGTGGAACGGTCACAAGCACGAAGAGATCCCCAAGGCTGATTCATGGGTATATTTGGTTCAGTATGTGGCGGGTTCGGAGGCGTGGAATTGCACGGAAACCGACAGTATGGCCTTTTACAGCCTGACTTTCTCGTATAAGAACTGGGAACAGGCGCACGGACGGATCGACAGGATGAATACTCCCTTCACAGACTTGTATTACTTCGTTCTAAGAAGTAAGAGCGTGATCGATAATTACGTCTGGAGAGCTTTGAAGGCGAAAAAGAGCTTCAACGTCAAGAATGTACCCGAAGAAAGACTAAAAAGCGGGGTATAATAGTTATTAAGTGGGGTATAATAGTTATTAGCCCAGATTTGCCAAGATTCCACTTTTCAGATTTGGCCATAAAATTTGAATCTATTAGCGGGATTGCGAGCAAAAAACTCGATCTTGGTCAAATATGACCCCCCTTGTCAAAACTTTCTATATAAACGCGCCTTAATATCTATACTTCCTCTACGCGCGGAAAAAAATAGATATTAGGTTGAGATCCTATAGAAACTTCTTGGTCGTAAAATCTTGGCAATAACTAAACACGAGAAATTGAGTAATAGAGCCAAAAACCGAGGGTCCAGTATCTATAATTTGCCAAGATGCCAAGATTATATGCACGAAATCGACAAAAGGAGACGGAAATGAGGCGAAATGCTCAGCAGAATTTATTACGGACCGTGGGATTGGTTAGTTACTAGAACCAATGCTCGAGGTCGCAGAGCTTTTGGTGGTTGGACACTGATTTTAGCAATTATCGGAGCAATCTTCTTCGGTCGTGCTGTTCTTTACGTGACATTTCTGTCTATACTTGCATTAGTACCGAACGTAAGCAGTGAAACGCCCGTAGAAGAGGAAAAAGAATGAAAACGATCCATAAATCTCGTATCTTTCGCAAAACCTAGAAATCCACAAGGCTTCGCGCTTTCTCAAGGTTTTTAAAAGTTTGGAGAAATAGATGGAAACCCCGATCAGATTTGAATATGAACTACTTCCCGAAGGTGAAATTCGCCAACATATTCGCTCTTGCGAAGGAATACACGTTCAACAAGTAATCTTTAGTACATTTATGGATACGCTAACACAAGTGTGCTTTACAGAACGAAAAATTAGAAGCAGTATTCTTTGGAGAGGCAACAGATCTTGGAAAGCTAAATAAGTATTTGGAGAATTAATATGCCTGAGCGTTGGAGACCAATAGAGCATTTTCCTGAATACAGTGTTAGTGATCAGGGGAGGATACGCACTGACAGATCTGGAAGAATTTTATCGTTGTCTGAAAATCAATACGGCCTACTACAAGTGGGTATGATGCGAGATGGGGAACAGAAACATCGATCGGTCCCACTCTTGGTGGCTAAGGCTTTTATTCCTGAGTCTGCTGGTCCTTTTGATACTCCCATTAATTTGGATGGCGATCGTCATAACAATCATGTAGACAATTTGGCTTGGCGTCCGAGATGGTTTGCTATTAAATACAACCGGCAATTCAAGTATCCATATGAGCATTCTATCCTAGCGCCGATTGTAGAATTGAAAACGGGAGAGGTAAGTGAAAATTCATTTGAGTGTGCAAAACGATATGGACTTTTGGAGCAAGACTTAGTTCTCTCGGTTCTGAATCGTACTTACGTTTGGCCTACATATCAAGAATTTGGAATTTTAGAGCTTTAGATATTAATTCGTATAGATTTCGCAGATTATAATAGAGATAAAGAGAAAATCTTCTTGTATTTTCTGCGAGGGAGGCTCTAATGTGAAGGAGAGTGAGTATCAATCCAGAATAATTAAGAAACTTGAAGAGATGTTTCCGGGATGTTTGGTTCATAAAATGGACACGTCGCATCGACAAGGCGTTCCGGATCTTGTTATTCTCTGGAAACAATATTGGGCTTCGCTTGAAGTGAAAATGGAACCTATGTACACTCCAGAACCCAATCAAGATTATTACATCAATAAACTAAATGAGATGTCTTTTGCCGCGTATATTTATCCTGAAAATGAAAAGGAGGTTTTGAGTGCGCTTCAACAGGCATTTAAATCTCCAAGGCGAACACGCATTTCTAAGTCCTAGTCAATATCACTGGATTCATTATACGCCTGAACGACTAGTTGAACGTTGGATTACGTCTAAGGCCGCAGACTATGGTATCGAGCAACATTATTATGCCATGAGAGAAATTGAAGCAGGTAGACCCTCAGATCTTGTCGGAACCGTTGGTATGTATATTAACGATGCGATTCGATATAGAATGAGTACAGAACAAGTTCTCTATTATTCTGAAAACTGCTTCGGTACTGCCGATACTATTTCTTTTCGATATAATACTCTTCGAATTCATGATTTAAAAACCGGTGTCTATCCAGGTTCAGTTCATCAACTTGAAGTTTATGCTGCGCTATTTTGTCTTGAGTATGATAAAGATCCATTCAAAATCAAAATTGAGCTGCGCATTTATCAAGATAATGAAGTTATGGTTTATGATGCCGATCCAGAGGATATTATGTTCATAATGGAAAAGATTCAAGAATTCGATAGATTGTTAAACCATCGAAGGTTGGAGGAGGAGTCGTGATTCGTACAGAAGAAGAACATCTTGCGCATATCGGCATCCTTCGACGTTCAGGTCGTTATCCTTGGGGATCTGGCAGTACTGAAAGTCAACGGAATAGAAGTTATCTTGATACAATTGAAATGCTTAAAAAGAAAGGTATGTCTGAGAAAGACATAGCTGAGGGATTTGGTATTACGACAACACAACTTCGTGCTGCTCGATCAGTAGCACGTGCTCAGCAAAAACAGGAAAACATTTTTACAGCTGAGCGTCATAGAGAAAATGGTTGGAGTAATAGTGAAATTGGTAGACGTATGGGTGTTCCTGAGTCTACAATTCGCTCTTGGCTTGCTCCCGGCGCTAAGGATAGAGCTAACGCTCTTGAAAATACAGCTAACATGCTTGCAAATCACGTTAAGAAGAAGGGTTTGGTCGACGTTAGTAGTGGTGTTGAAGTTGATTTGGATATTACCGCGTCGAGACTTAATAATGCGCTTCATGTTTTGAAAGAAAAAGGATACGAAGTTTTCAGTATTGACATCCCACAGGTTACTACCGGTCAGAAAACAAAGACGAAAGTGTTGGCTCCACCCGGTACTTCTTTTACTGACGTTTCAAGAAATAGAGCTAAAATTAAACCGATTACAGATACATATTCGGAAGACAATGGTCGTAGTTGGCTTGGTATTCAACCACCTATTTCTGTCAGTTCAAGGCGTATTCAAGTTAATTATAAGGAAGATGGTGGAGATAAAGCAGACGGCGTTATTTATGTTCGTCGAGGTGTAAAAGATTTAAATATGGGCGCGGCAAACTACGCTCAGGTTCGTATTATGGTTGATAAAACACATTATCTTAAAGGTATGGCTATTTATAGAGATGATCTTCCTGAGGGCGTAGATCTTGTATACAATACAAATAAGAGAAAATCTGTTCCGTTGAAATCTAAGGATACTAAAGCTGATCAAATCTTTAAACCAATCTCAGATGAACCAGATAATCCTTTTGGTGCTACTGTACGCCAAGTACACGATTCCAAGGGTAAAGTCTCATCTGCGATGAACAAAGTAAATGAAGAAGGCGATTGGGATAGCTGGACTAGAAACTTTTCATCTCAAATGTTGTCAAAACAAAATCCGGCTTTTGCTAAACAACAACTTGATATAACTCATGAACGTCGTGTGAGAGAGTTGAACGAAATTAATTCTTTAACAAATCCAACGGTTCGAAAAGATCTTCTTCTTAAATTTGCTGATGAAACTGATTCTGCTGCTGCACATCTTAGTGCAGCTGCTCTACCACGAACGACGACTAGAGTTCTACTTCCGGTTACATCGGTGAAGCGTCACGAAATCTATGCGCCTACTATGAGAAATGGTGAGCGCGTCGCGCTTATTCGACATCCTCACGCTGGAACTTTCGAGATCCCGTCCTTAATTGTAAATAATCGTAATCCTGAGGCTCGTAGAATAATCGGTCCGATGGCTAAGGATGCAGTAGGTATTCATCATAGTGTTGCACAACATTTGTCGGGTGCAGATTTCGACGGCGATTATGTTCTTGTCGTTCCTAATCCAAGGGGATCTGTAAAACATACCCCACCTCTCGATGGATTGAAGGACTTTGATCCGCAGATTTATAAACGACCTAAGGATTCTCCGATTCCTCAAATCACTCCTGGTCGTAAGCAGAATGAGATGGGTAAAGTTTCTAATTTGATTACCGATATGTCTCTTCGAGGAGCATCACCAGAAGATCTTGCCCGGGCCGTTAAACATTCTATGGTTGTTATTGATTCAGAAAAGCATGATCTTGATTTCAGACAATCTGAGAAAGATCACGGTATTCTTGGTTTGAAAGAAAAGTATCAAGGTAGAGTAGAGGGTGGTAGAAAAAGGATGGGCGCTAGAACTCTGATCAGTAGAGCTGGCGCTGAGGCTCGAATTCCTGAACGACGTCCAAGGCCAGCGTCTAGAGGTGGACCTATTGATCCTCGTACTGGAAAGAAAGTTTACGAGCCCACAGGACGTATGATTCCAGACAGAAAGACGGGACTTCCGAAGCCGAAGATGGAAAAACATAAGCCCGGATTGTCTATAATCGATGACGCAGAGACTCTTTCTTCTGGTACTCGTATGGAAGCGGTCTATGTGTCACACTCCAATAGATTAAAAGCTATGGCTAATGACGCAAGAAAGCAGGCGCTACAAATTAAATCTACCCCCTATTCACCTTCAGCAAAGAAGGTCTACGCAAACGAAGTAACGTCTCTTAATTCAAAACTTAATGTTGCTAAAAGAAACCGTCCCCGTGAAAGACAGGCCCAGCGTCTAGCGGGTGTCTATGTTACCCAGGCCCGCCAGGCTAATCCGCACATGGAACCAGAAGAAGTCAAGAAGATTAAGAATCAAGCATTAGCCGAGGCACGAGCTAGAACTGGGGCTAAGAAAGATAAGATCAGAATAACACAGAGCGAATGGGATGCTATTCAGGCTGGTGCAATCAGTACAAGTAAGTTGAATGAGATTCTTGCTAATAGCGATGTAGATACGGTTAAAACCTTGGCTCTACCAAAGCATAAACCTAAGATGTCTGCAGCTAAACAAGCCCTAGCAATGCAAATGTTGGCGCGTAATTATACTCAAGCCGAGGTAGCAGACGCATTGGGCGTTGGTCTGACCACACTCAAAGTAAGTCTAGCTGAGTGAGGTAAGTATGGCTGATACTGAACCAACAGAGTACATGTTAACTACAGTTGACAATCCATTCGATCCTTTCACTAGGTTTGATGAATGGTTTGCGTTCGACATGCAAGCTGGTTATAATACTCCCGGAATGTTAGACCGCATCGCTAAGGTTTCAGATGAAACATCAGAACCTGACCAAGCGTTGGCGATACAAAGAGCAATTGATGAAATAATTCAAGAGAATGTGTGTGGTATGTGGAGAAAGGTTTCGAGGAATGATTCGAAGATTCCTGAACCATGATAGACTCTGACACTCTTACTGACGAATTGTATGAACCAAAGAAGTTGTTACTTGATATCGAAGGAACTATTCTTGCTTATTGGACAGACGTGCCTGAGTCTGTACTTGATGATTTGAGAATTAAGATTCGAAAATTTCTTGACGATTTCGAATTAAAATAAAAAATAAAATTTGGGGATCCTTTCAATAGGGGGGAGGGGGTCCGACATCATACCCCCCTCTTCAT